TTTTCTAAGTTTAAACAGGTTGCTAATTCCGTTAATTAGCTTCACAACTCGTCACAATTACTGGGTTAAATCATAAAAAGACAGCGAGCCAACAGCGTCGCCGGAAGTAGCTCCAGAAACAGTTCGTATAGCGACCGTATAAATATCACTGGTACCGGCTATAGACACACCGAGCTGTAAATCAAAATTGTATCCCGTACTCGCTGCCAATCCTGTAGCGCCCCCAGAACCAGAAGCCGTCGTGTAATCCGTCTGCACAATCGAACCGCCGGTCGTGGCAGTTGCGGAAACGTCGTATTCGACATTGGAGTCAGTGGGCACCGCCACCCAAGAAGCCCCGGTTAACGTCGGATTTTTAATCAACGCCACTTCATAATTTTGGCTTGTGGTTGGGAGTACCTGAACCCGATTTGGCAATACAACCGCACCCGTCCGCCCAGAAGCTAGACGAATAGAAACTAGCGGCAAAAAGGTTGTAGAGATTGTTCCTAAAATCGAAGTACGTCGCGCCACATGATCAACTGATGTTTGTTCAAACCCACCTTCTGAGATTACCGAGCAACAGATTGCCTTCATTGATGCTGCTACGGCTGAGGTGGTGGTTTTAATTTCATATCGCACTGGCAGAATCGCCGTCGTCATATAGACGTTTGTAATTTCGTTGGCGTTGTTGAAGGTGTGGCAGGTGATGTATTCCCCGTTAATGATGAACCCGCACCGCACAGAGCCCACTCCCAGCCACTCAAAATCCATCCACAGAATCTGCGCTTTTGATGGGTCAAGCGTATATCCAGACGCGCCCGAGCCATTTAGCTTGTCTCCGTTCCAGTTTGCTTGCGTAACAGTTCGCGTATCCAATGACACGCCAGTCACAGAGGACCGCAGAACAAAAGAATAAACGCCGTCAATGCGCTGGAAGAAAACGCCATTGTCATCATTGTAGTAACCAACCCGCTGCGTCAGGTTAAGGCTTTGGCTGCCATCCATCACAAAGGTAGCGAGCACTAACAAACCTTTTCCGGGCTGATAAGGAAATGACCGGTATGACTGCCGTAGTACCGATCCAACCCCGCCCCCTGTAACCGTCATCCTGACAGCAGCTTCGTCGGGCAAAAAGGTGGTAGTACCAGTGCCGGTCGTGGCAACATCAAATTGATTGTCGGCAGCGTAACGGTTCTGACTGTCAAATAAGGTGTAAGGCTCACTGACCCGCATCCGACCAAATGCATCAGCAGCCGTGCCAGCAGCATAAATCCCAAATGGACCCTGACTAGCCACAAGTTCCCTCAATACATTGTCAAGTTGGTTAAAGTAAATCCGCAGGACGTTGTTGTATTGATTGTGATATGCCGCGTCATACTGCGTCGGCGGAATCGGTAGCGCAGGTGCTCGAAAGTTGTAATTGTTCATGGCCCACCATTCACTCCATACCCGGATGCGGTTCCATCAGGCTTGGCATCCAAACGCATAGAGCCTAGCTGCCACTGTACGCCTAGGCCGGTAGATTCAAATTTGACAGCGATTTGGCGACCCCTCAATCGAATGTAGACCTGTCCCGTAAAGGCTTCTACAGGAACAGTTGCTGTGCGGGTAACGGTCGCATCTGCGTTACTGGATGTCCCGCCCAATGAGGCAGGGGTTAGATAACCCGATCCAGAGTTCGCAAGAGGTTTGAGCGTGAGGATACCAGAGGGATTCATCGCGGTCGAGCCCCGGAAGGTGACATCTGGCAGCACCCTTTTGACAAACATAAACTTGTCGCCATCATCCAAATCCACCTCAGCGGATTCAATAGAGGCTGTAATTGCCACAGGCGTGCCAGTGATGTTGTCATCCACCCCGGATTCATGATTGACCAAGTTGTTTGCGTAGGTTGCCGCAAGAGGAAAGTTGCGAATCCCGGAATCTATCCATGCAGTCCGGGCCATAGACCCGTAATACCAGATTTTTTCGGAGTAGTTATAAATGACGTACCGGTCAATTGTTGAAGAATTTGCAGAGCAATAAAACCACCAGATCTCATTGAACCCTTCATTGGTACCAGCAAAGATTTGAGAGAACTGTGAGGTATTGATGTCGCCATAGATGTATTGGCGAAGATCGCATTTCAGCGTTTCAACGGTACCGCTGTAAACATAAAACTTATCCACCCCCATCCAAAACGTCATGTTGGCCGCAAAGGCAACTGCGTTTTGACTGGCAATAGAAATGTTGTCGCCAACTAGCTGAGTGCTCCAGACAATTGGAGGGCCTTGGTATTGCAGGGCATACAACGCCGCATCCGTCCACACCAACACCTCCTGCCGCGCCTGAATTGCCGCAACAATCTCTGAGCCACGCGACAATAGAACTGACCCCGCTTGATTGGTCGCCTCTGGGGTCCAACTAGTGTAATCCTCTTGGTCCGACCATCGAATCAGCATTGGCTGTAACTGCGATGTGCCTGATGACGCTGTAGACCCAAGATCGTTACACCCCATCGCAAAAACGAACCGGTAAATGTCCGACACCAGCACCACGCTAACCTTGTCGGGAACATCGACGTTTGTATTGGTGATTGTTTGTAGGGTGCGGGCATACGTCTCGGCTGTGAATGTGCCTGATCCTGCCGTGGTTGTGGTAACAGTTGTTCCGCCCGTTTCTGCTGTGTAAACAACAAATGTGGTAATGGCACCTGAGCTTCCGGACCGCGCCAACCAATAAAGTGCAAGCGTGTTCAAACCGGATGGCAGCGTTCCCGTAGATCGCAGGTAAACAGGAAATCTTTCGGAACCTGCCGCTCCGGGCGGGCATGGTTGGGTCGTGGTGACATAGGTAATTGCGCCGGTTGTAAACGTAATCGTGTTGCCATTTAATAACCAACCTACGCTTCCCGACCAGACGCAGATCGGGCCGCCGCGCTGGCAAAACAATAGATCCTGCCCGAAATTGGACTGGGAGTAATAATTGCTGGTTATCGGGCCGCCGTGATTATAGTAACCTCCGATGCCCAATGACGAAACAGCAGATGCCGCAGCAACGCCAACATCTATATCTGCGATATTCAAACTTGTGTCATAAGCAAGAATGGTAAAAAATTTATTGTTTAAAACCGCAGCAGTAATGTTTGCGTCTAATCCAGTGGTGTCAATAAAATAAATATACGAACCCACCCAAGTAAATTGCGATTTATTGCTCCATAATGGATTGAAATTTACTCGAATAATTGACGAGCCAATAGTGGAGCTATACACCGTCACCGGCGAAACCCACGACGGATCTACGACGGGGCTGATGTTGTTGTAAACGCCGTTGTATTCGATATATCTACGACGCTCCGTCATAACGCCCGCAAGCTTACGTCCCGCGATAGTAGACCACGACCACAAAGACCGGCAGATACCAATAAAGGTGTTGGCCGAGATTCTCGCCCACCCGCCAATCTTCTCGGGCGTTCCCTGACGGAAGCGAACCTTGTCGGAGGTGTACCACCCGCCTTCTGTGGTGTACCGCGTGTTCTCGCGGTTTACACCCGGTTTAAACGGTAGCTTAATCAGCGGCATGGCATGTCCTTACGGCAATATGGGCGTCCAAGTGGAGCTTTGCGTGTTATCCACATCAGTCCATGTGGAACCTTGTGCGTTATTCACCGCAGTCCAAATCGCATTTTGCGAGTCATCAACAGGGTCCCACAGGAACCGTGACGACATCGTATCAATTGCTGTGAGCTGCTCGACAATTGTGGCATTGCCCACAATATTTGTCGCTACGACATCAACTGTGACGATAGATTCCTGAACGCTGGCATGAAAGATGGATGCTGCTACAAAGTTAGCCGCAAGGGCAAATGATTGTTCAGATACATTTGCCGCCAGATTGGCGCTTGCTGCAACCGTGTCAATTGTCGATGCCGATTCATCAATACTTGCTGGATACGCAATTGTCGCGCTGAGCTCGTCTGTTGCTGAACTTAAATCTTCAAAACTTGCCTCGAACTCACCAACAGCAAGCACAATGTCTACAGCTTCCGCTGCTTCCTGTACGGCTGCAAATAGGTCTGCGGTGGTTGTTGGCGTATCGGTCACGCTAACAGTTTCCGCGATGTTTGAGCCAAGGTTGGCAATAACGGAAGCTTCGTCGAACCCTAACGCAACATCTTCGACATTTGCCAACAAATCCACTAGAGCTGCGGATGTATCAGATGCCTGCCCGGATTCATCTACAACAACGCTCATTGATGCTGTTGTGTCACACTGATCCAGACCGGTAACGGCTTCATCAAGTGCTACGCCAAAATTAGCCAATACCGAAATCGAATCGTCGCCGACAGAAGACTCATCGATGATAGACAAATAAATGGGGGCGGAGTCTGTTAAATCGGACCCGGAGCTTGTTTCATCAATTGATGAAACAAATACCAACCCTGCAATTATTTCGTCTAATATAATTGTTGTTTCTGCAACTTGACTATACAAAGCGCCCAGTGCATTTTGGCTATCTGTTGCATAAACATTTTCCGTAATATCGCTATTTGCCGATACAACAGTCGTTACTTGCTCCGCGCCTATAACTATTTCGGCAATTACACTATTCAAGTCAATTGTGACAACTATTGAATCAGAAACGCTTGTTGTTTCTGAAATTTGTCGGCTAATAATAAGTATTGGGCTAGTTTGATCTGCCCCTGTGCCAATTTCCGAAACATTTGCAATTACGACTGTAAGACCAGAGATTTGGTCTGATCCCGTTGCGGAATCTTGTACGGACGCTGTTAATACTGCACCCGGGAGTGATGAGAATGCTGCCTCAGCGAATGCACTATATCCAAACATAACAACACCGCCAAGGTAAAACTACAGAGCTAATTAACACTTTGATTAATTAGGTTTGATCGGCCATTGCACCTCTAGAGGGAATCCTGATTGCGCTGGAATATCCCGCAACGCTTGCCTATAATCAGTCCATGCTTGCTGTTGCTCTGCCGTCATAATCGCCCAACGATCTGGCAACACATAAACATCTGAAGCAATCAACCTTTTATCACGCTCTGCGCGAACAATAATTGCCTCGGCAACAGGATCAGGTGGCGCTGGATTAAAGATATTGCCATCATAAACCCATCCCGGCCCCGCTTCTTCAGTTGGAACCCATCCGTTTGCACGACCCATTACTTCATCAGCAATAACAACGTTTATGACGATTCCATTTTCTATAATTGCGTGGCGCATAGATTACTCACCATGACGTAACACGAACTTTGCCATTTCCGCCATTTCCACCGGCCCCTGATATAAGACCTACAAGGTCTGCTGTAACAGCACCGCCGCCCCCGCCGCCGCTCATTGCGCCATTACCACCGTTACCACCTGATTGACCAAAAGTTGTTGAAATCGATCTTGTGGTCCACGTTACTCCAGTGGGCGATGAAATACCGAAGTTAGCGCTCGGTGTTATACTGCCCACAAAATAAATGCTTCCCGAATATGCTGGCTGGCAGTAAGCATCGGTTGTTCCGTCTGTTTGGGTAGTCCATGTATTACCATCTGTGCTGGTATATACAATAGACGCAATGGTTATCATAAATTGTCCGCCAGCGTAAATTATTGAGCCTGCTGATGTGCCGGAGGCGGTTAATGTAGTAGCAACCGCAGTCCATGTCGCGCCACTGTTCGTAGAACGCCATGCAAAAGGAGTTGCATCAGATAAGGCAACAAGTGTTGCGTTACTAGCCGCGCCATTTGAAGCAACTTTATACCAATTGCCAGAGGCGGCTGTTGTAACCAATGTCCACGTAATTGCATCTGTTGATGTTAACGAACGTCCCGATGGACCAACCGCAATCCATCTGGTTCCATCGTGAATTACATCATACATTGAGTTTGCACTGTATCTTGTGGTCCAAGTAATCAAATCTGTTGATGTTCTAATAGCTGATGCTGCCGTATCGCTTGTTATTGCATAAGTCCCAGAAAAAAATGCCATACCATAATTAGTAACAGA